CATCGGATCCGTGACTAGTTATAAAAGTTACACCGTAGGATTCGGCTTTGTACCCTAGTGTATGTTTAGATAAGTGAAGAAAATTTTAAATTATAAAAGAAATAAAATAAAGAGGCGTGGCCCACAGTTTCCAACCATAGAGTCCTGACAGAAGGACGTGGCGAGACCGTTTGAGAACGAAAATAGTTATTTTCCTTAATTAGTTTTAGAGACAATATTCTATATTGAAACAGTATTAGTCTATTTTGTAGAGTACGCGGCTTTGCCGTCCAATTCCTACATTAGCAGAACGGGTATTATAAATAATGGACTGATGGACAAGCGCTTGTGGTGATAACACTATATCAAGGACAGCCCCCGTTTTGGTTTTAAGTTACCAGGAAAGTTATGAGTAATATGGTTAGTATGGTTTACGAAGACTGCGGATGTATAGAAAGATGTACGTCCGGTTACAAGCTGTGTGGCAGTGTTCCACCCTATACCCATCATACGCGGACGCGACACCATTATTAAAATTACGTTAAAATGTTGTCAAAAAGCATTCAAAGTGAGCCAGAGGCTAAAGTGATGGAAAGTTCCAAATTAAATGGTAAGTCGACCCGCCTACAAAGGGAAGAGAAAAGTAAGGTGACCCGCTTTCAAAGGGAAACAAAGACCTTGAATAAAGGTTATTCTGCGAAGCTAACGTTTAGAAAAGCTTCGGAGAAAAAAGCCCATAGACATAAAGTCAAATGGGTTAAGAGTATCAAAAAAGCACATTTGGATGAGAAGATCCGTATGCGTGAGCTTGATGATGCTCTGTCTGAACAGATGAATATTACGATGTTCAGACATCTCGATATTAAAGTCAAACCAGAAACAAGGTTCAAGGCTAGAATTATTGAGATACAGAAAGACTGGAAAAATAAGATTGAGGAAGATATGAGACCATCTATTGAAGATGTTTTTGATCATCATCGACATTATTTTGAAGTAGAGAGACAGAGAAGAAATGTGACAAGGAGAATTAAGAATGAGCGTTTTAGTCCAAGAGAACCGTGCGTGACGTCGTGTGTTAGCGCAAGTGGAGATTTTAAGACTCAAATGTTTACACCTACCATTAATGTTGGAGTGTCAGAAGAGGCCAGGTTGTTTTTAGAGAAGAGCACCAGTGACCTATTTTGTAGTTCAACGAAATTGACAGGTGATCTTAAGGATGTCTTTAAAGAAGTTCAGTCTGAAGTCAAGAGTGATTTTAGCAGTGGCTTTGATAAAATGATCAATTGTATTAATGATCTTTTAGGCAATGTTACAACAGTATCTAAAGATATGTTAGGCAAGATTGGAGAAATTTGTGGTAATATGTCTTTCCACTTTGATTTTTCGAAAACCTGGGAAACGCTCACTAATAGTAATGTTTTCAAGGGGTTAGGAAGTCTTAGTGGTCATGCTAAAGATTTTATGAAGACACCGGTGGGACAATTTTTAATTGGTTTTGTCGGTGCTTCTATTCTTTGGTATGTTTTAAGGAAAGTATGTGAAGTTGGGAGGAAAGCACTAAATTTGTTAGCTGCACTTTTCGACGTTATTATGCCTTTCAAGATTAATACTGTTTCTGGTGGATCCAAAATTGGTTGGTTCAATTTTCTGAATGTGTATGAGGAAGTTGAAAACTACAGAACGCAGGGTGCAAATGAAGGTGAATTTGTTCCACAAGCTGATTTTAAACCTATTGGTTTGAAAATGGTGCTTATGGCATTATTTACCATGTGTATACCTAAGTCTGGATCTTTAGTAGAGAAAGCTTTCAATGGGTTTCTTGGTTTTGGTTCCAAATGTAAAAGTTTTGAGAGTGCAATTGATTTTGTTTTTGAAGTGGCTCAGAGCATCATACGCACAGTAGGTGGTATGATGGATGTCGAGTGGCTTAAGAACATTGGTGTCAAATATCCACGCATCATGGAGATATCTGAGGAGTTAGCTCAGATTAATCAGGATGTTAAGATTAATGGTAAGCGTATGGATTCAAATCTTAATGCTCGGCTTATGGTTTTTGACCGTGAGCTGCGCATAATGTTAAGTAGGGAACTACTCAACTGTAAAGAGGTTGGAGCGTATCGCCAACAAGCAATGTCGCTATTAGCTGAGGTTACAAGACTTACGAGTTTGACGTGCAAGGGTTCCGGCTCTAAAGGTAAAACACGTATTGAGAGTACAGTGTTTTGCCTTATTGGAGAGCCTGGTACCTTGAAATCAACTGTTAATGAGGTTTTCATTTATGATACTCTGCCAAGAGTCTTAGATCCGGAGAGATTGAAGATGTATGAGAATAATGCTCAGGATGAGGTTTTTTCATTAGGTGCTTGGTGTGAGTTCTTTGAAGGCTACACAGGGCAGTATGCTGTTAGAATGGATGATGTTCTTCAGATGAAGGACGCTCCTGGTATGCCTAATGCTAATGTTTTGAATCTCATTAATATGTGTAATAGTGCACCTTTTTTTCCCAATTATGCAGCATTAGAGAACAAGGGTTTTTATGACTTTGTCTCTAGGATGATTTTTATGACGGATAATAACCTGAAGATTGAAGCGGGTGTTATCAATAGTATAAATCGTCCGGCGGCTTTTGCTAGGAGAGTGGACCTATGTTACCTTACGGTACCAAAGGACCAATATTGTGTGCGAGATGTCGAAGGTAGGCTACCTCCGGATAAGCGCATTAGGAAAACCATACCTGGTGTAGCTGCTAAGGTTCTTGGGAAAGAAATCGATATCCGCGAGGTGCATGATTTTTACCCATATGATTGGGCGACTGGTAAGATTACTGGTTCTGCCTTATCGTATTTGCAAGTGCGCGCAGCTCTTATTGAGCGACATGAATTTAAGTCGAAGATTGGAGCGAGTTTTCTCTCTTTCGTGGAGTCAGTTAGTAAAGAGGCCGTACAGGAACGTAGGGCACAGATTGCTTTACTGAAATTGAAAGAAGAGGAAGTTGCAAAGCAAATTGCCGAGGAGAAGGAAAAGCTTGAGCTTGAAAAGTTAGTTACCGAGTCTACTATAGCTTGGTTTGAGACTGAAAAACTCAATGCTGGGATTCTTGGTAGACCGCAACCCACTATGGCTGATAAAGAGAAGTATCGCGAAGCGATGCGTTCTAAGTTGTTTGGTGAAAAGTTGGTTACACAAAGCTGGAATCTTGATTTATCTGGAAAATGTCCTTTCGAGATTTTGGGTTTGAATCCTGCGGATTTTGAGGAGATGTTTGAATTTAAGATAAAAGATTCCAATGTCAAGATTATTGCTGATCGTTACCGGGAGTTGAGTCGTAAGGCTCATCCCGATAAGGGGGGCGATCCTAATGATATGGTGAAACTTAATTGGGCTATTAAAATCCTTAGTGATACTCGATGGTTCTTAAATTACACTTTAGTGCGTAAGACCCTTCATGGATGTGATGGGTTTAAAGAGGCGATTAGTGTTATGAGGCTTTATTCTGAAATGGATATCTACAGACCAGTTGAGGATGAGAAGTTGGAGACCATGACTGATTTCATGGTTTTCTTTGCAACAGGCAATGGTTATGATAGGGTTATGCCCTGTGATGAATGGATTGCGGTTATGGCGGAGAAGACTAATATGAAACCAGAGTTTATCAGACAATGGTGGATAGAGAATCTCCCCTTTGTGGATGGTACACCCATGAAAGATTTGGTAGAACATATCAGGTCTTATTGGGATCGTAAGTGCAAAGAAGCGGCAGACTATCTTAACAGTACGATTGAGTATGTCAAAGAGAGTGTTATCGCTGTACTTACTTACAAGAAGGAGATAGCTTCTGTTCTTGGTGTTATCGGACTTGGTTATTTTGCATGGTCTAACTGGAAGGTGTTGTTTGAACCACAAACGGCGCGCAAAGTGAGATCAGGCACGAAACCAACAAAAAAGACCACCTTTCGTACTATTCCCAGGAAAGGGAATAAGGAACTTCTAGTTGAACAGCAACTTGTTGTTACAGAGAACCTAGAGAATGTATGGAACTCTATGCGTCGTAATTTGTATGTTATGACACCTAGAGGTGGTTCGACCGTTATGGGTTGGGTTGTCTTTTTAGCACGTAAGGTTGCTTTGGTTTTGAATCATATGGTGTCTGCAATGTCGTATTATGGTTATGAAGCTGTGACTCTACATTCTGTGTTTGATGCCCAGAAATTTGACGTTCCTGTATCGGAATTTGTTGAAGGTGTATCTATTGAGGGTGATCTCAATGACGATATTGTCTTTGCACACCTTACTAGTATGGGGCGTGATGCTCGTAGCATTACACACCTCTTTCTTGATAGAGGTGTTGCTAAGACGAGCGTCTTACACCAATCTCATTATGGTACTTTGTTGAAGCCGAGTATTAAGTTTGTTGATGGTAATGTTGTCGAGAAGGGTATGATCTCCTATGCAGGTTTTGCTAAACCCATTGTTCCTAAGACTTATGGTTCAGAGGAAAAATGGAAAGTTGGAGATGGTATTGTCTATGACGTTAAGACCGTTGAAGGTGATTGTGGTCTTCCATGGGCTGTTACGGATGCAAAAGCTTTACAACCTTTTATAGGTGGTATTCATGTAGCTGGTAGTGGTAGTACGGGTATTACCGCTTGCGTTTATCGCGATGCTGTGAATGCAGCTCTATCTGAATTCTTAGGTGACAGTTACGTCCCTGAGGCTGAAGAGAAACATGTGGAAGAATCCAATGTTCAGTTACCTGAAGGTTGGAGGGTCATCAAGACTCTACCACATAAAAGGGTTGGTACTGTGAGTCGCTTGCAAAAGACTAAGATGCATAATCTTTGGTCAGAGAGTGATAAGAGACCTGCTATGATGAGGCCCACTGAGATCGATGGTAAAATCGTTGATCCAATGGTTAGCATACTCAAGCCCTATGGTGTCCCTAAAATTAAGTACAATGTTGAACTTATTAAGGACTTAGCGAGGGCTTATGTTAAGAAGATCCACTCTGTGTCGAAAAGTGAACCTTGGGAACCAAGGCTTTTCTCTGTATATGAAGCAACTGCAGGTATTCCTGGATTTGTGAAAGGTATACCACGTAATACTTCTGCAGGATATCCCTGGAGCGAAATGAGTAAAAAGAAATTTGCTTTTTTCGGTAAGGAGGGTGATTATGAATATACTTCAGAATCCTGTCGCGTACTGCTTGATAAGGTTGAGGCCGATATTAAGATGTTGTATGATGGACAGATTCCAGAATGGTTCTATGCGCTCTTTATTAAGGATGAATTGCGAAGTTTACAGAAATATCTTGTTGGTAAGTCAAGAGGTATTATGGGTTCGCCATTAGATAAGACTATTGTTACTGCTGTATTATTTAAAGATTTTTTTAGATGGTTGCAGGACAACAGAATTTTTAATGGCGTGGCTTTTGGTATCAACCCTACAAGTTCGGAGTGGTTGGTTCTTAAGAGGTTCATAACGATGTTGAGCCCTTATGTCATTGCAGGGGATTACAAGAATTGGGATGGTAATCAACCAGATGAATTCGATGAGGGTTTCTTAATAGTGTGCGAAAGCTACTATTGGAACTCTACTGAAGAGGAACGTTTGGCAAGGCGTCTTATCATTAAGGATACGGGACATCCCAGAGTCGTTATGACCTTACCTGGTACACCAGAGCTTGGTTTTAGAGATAGTGAGACTATAGTGGCCCAGGTTGATGATATTGAGCCTTCAGGTGATCTTACTACAACACCCAAGAATAGCATTAATAATAATCTCCGATCAGCATATGTTCGGGCACATTTAGTGTTACAGAAAAAGGGTTTTGGAGGTGCGATGGATTATACACATGATCCCGCTTTTTGTGAGGATATTATGCGTGATAATTATATTGCACTTGGTGATGATCACCTTTTAAATATTATTGAAGAGAGGAAATGGATGACTGAGAAAGTTTATGCTCGAGGTAATGCGGAATGTAATTTCGAATATACCACATCTGATAAAGGTAAAGACTTTAAGGATGAGCTTAAGACTATTAAAGACGCTAGTTTCCTTAAGAGAATTTGGTTGCAGCATGCAGAGTATCCAGGTGTGGAGTTTGCTGCCCTTGAACTTGATGTGATTTTACAAATGTCATATTGGGTTGAGAAGGGTGCACCACCAAACACCACTGCAGACACTATTGATGTCACAGCCAAGGAACTATCAGCTTGGGGTTTCGAAAAATACCGAGAGTATGCTTGGACTATCGCTGTAGATTCTAGGAAGTTGTTGAATCATATTAGTGAATTCCTCCCCATGAATAATTCTGAGGAGGAATGTTTACTGGCCTGGCATCGAGCTGTGGCTGGTTACCGTTCCATGGATTTTCTCTACCTTTAGGTGGAGAAACCATGCAACGGTTTTTAACCTGCTGGTAGACCAGTTATAGTCTACCACCAAGCCCAAACCTGATGGGCTATATAAATAGAAAGGTGGATTGGTCTCCTGAAAGACCACTGTGGGTGCATTTCCATTGCGGCGATGTTACCCACAAAAATCTGCTAGTTATGCACTTCGTTGATCTTACTAGTGGATGCGCTTGGGAAACCATGTAGTTTTGTGCGTTGGGCGGCCCCCAGAAACAAAACACCGTACTCGAGAAAGAGTAGGTCTCTACGTTAAGAGACCCCCCCCCGTTGAGGACTACAATGGGAATATGGGTAATTCAGTTCGCAGAAAATATTGAAACAAGTGACTATGTCACAGAGAAGGAGAACAATGCAACGACCACGTTTGTGGATGATGGGTTGGTTGTCGTGAAGGATTTGAACACGAGTGTCGCTGAAGATGATATCTCGGTTAGATTACAGAGTATCACTGACTTTTTGCAAAAACCGCAGCTTTTAACTAGCGGTCTATGGCATTGGGCAGCAGCTACTACTGCAGGTACAATTTTAACATATGGAAACATTTCTTCGACCATGTTGAGTACAGCTTATTACTCACATAAACTTGAGGGTTTTAACATGGTTAGAGGCACGGCTTGTATTAGGGTACAGCTAGCAGCTAATCCTTTTCAAGCGGGAAAGCTACTACTTCATTTTTTACCAAACAGGGTGAATTTTGATGCAGTGGATGTCAGTTATAGTTCTATGCACAATTCGTGCGTGGCAGCTATGAGACAGCAACCCTGTTTAGAGATTGATGCTAGAGATTCGGCGGGTGTTATCAAGATACCTTTTATCTCACCCAATAACTGGTCTAAAGTTGGGACTGGTTATTATGATTGGGGTACTTTTTATCTTACAGTTCTAGCTCCGTTGAGAACGGGGGCTGCTGGTGAAGATACAGTTGAGTATAGTACGTATTTGTACTTTGAGGACGTTGAGTTAGCAGCACCAATTTTTCCACAATCTAGTTTGGGGTCGAAGAAAAAGATGGCCTTTAGAACTATTAAAGGTTCTGATGCTGAGTCACTGGATGTTAGACCTATAAGCTCTGCTTTACGCAGTTTATCTGCAGCTAGTGGTGTTTTGTCGGATGTTCCGATGCTTAGCAGTATAGCTAGACCATTATCTTGGGTTTCTGATGCAGGTGCTGGTGTAGCAAGTTTTTTAGGTTATTCCAAACCTACCAATAACGTGCAGCCAGTTGTCGCAAGTAGGCAAGCTCATAAGTATCTTGCTACTAGTGATGGGGTTGATAGTGCCATACCTTTGGGTTTACGCACTGATAATTGTACCGTGATTACAGATGGTATCACACCAAATTCTGAAGATGAGATGAGTTTCTCTTTTCTTAAGAAACAAGGTACGGTTATAGCGACCAAGCCGTGGACAACTACAGACCTCCAGGGAACTGAGCTTTATTGGACTTACACTACACCTTATAAGTGTTTTGAGGAAGGGACCACCGTGAAGGGAGCTCATGTTATTACCTGGAGGTGCGGGCCGCCAATCTATTACCTTAGCAAAGACTTTGGATTGTGGAGAGGTTCCCTGCAATATACTTTTAAGTTTGTGAAAACAGCTTTCCATCGGGGGAAGCTTGAGTTCACATTCACACCGAACTATCCGGCTACTAGTACACCGGATATTGTAGGTTCTACTGTCTCGTTGAGAGAGATTGTGGATCTTAGTACTAGTGATGAGGTAACCCTCACAGTCCCTTATTTATTACCAAGCAATTATATTGCTATGGGTGATTATTCAGGGGTTTTGTCAGTGAAAGTGCTTAATGAGTTAAGAGCACCGGAGACAGCCAGCACTAGCGTGGACATTTTAGTCTACGTTAATGGTGGCCCAGACTTAGAGTACCAAGCTCCAGGAAATCAATTGACTATTGATGATAGGAGTTTGCCATTCTCGCCCCAAAGCAACATTGTAGCTGAAGGGGTAGGTAGCGAACCTACTAAGAGTTCTATTAATCCTTTTTACGCTAGCCATGTTAATGGCGAGATGTTTGGAAGTATTAAACAGATTCTTAAAAGGAGTTCTGTTATCTCAAGTAAAGCGGCATACCCGCAAACCGCAAATGCGGCCACTAAATTTTGGCCTTATTTTGCAGGAGTGACGTATGCAACTGCGGCAGGTCTTCAGGCACCTGACCTCGGGGGAGACCCTTTTAGTAAGTATAGCTGTATGTTTGCTTACTATAAGGGTTCGATGGTCCTTAGTATTAGAACACCACAAGTGAGTGATGCGTCTAATGCCATGAATAATACATTTACATCTTGTATAATTCCACAGGACCCGTTAGTGACATTGGACAATGTTGTTTCTGCTTCGCGCTTACTTGCGTGGAACAGCGTATCAGATTGGACAAATCCCCTCACTAGGAACGGTACTCAGGGTATGGCACTTAGTGATGCCGGCCCCGGAATACATTCGTTTTCCATCCCCTACTATGGTAGAACAAAATGTTCGTTAGCGCTTAAACAGACTACGAGCAACAGGATACCAGTTGAACAATCACAGAGTTGGAGTCAGATTCATGTGGAAGCTAATCAATCGATTGGCGGTTCAGCTTTTTTCCGTAATGTAGGTGAGGACTTTCAGTTCTCATATTACATTGGGTGTCCCCCTCTTTTGTTATCTGCCACCTGAACAGAGTAGCCATTTTTAAAAGCCTACGAGCTGATTTTATTGTGTCTCTGTCAAA